GGCGCCCGGCTTGGAGAATGTCACGTTTGCGGAAGACTGCTTTAAGCCCATCTTATTTCCTTTTCGTTGTTAGCGTTCAATCAGTGGGATGGGCGGCGTTATTGCCGCCCATGTGTGTGGATTGTGTCATGCGGCCTCGGAAAGGGTCGCATAATCCAGAATCTGAGTGCTATCCGGCACGATAACGCGACGCACATGCGTCAAACCGTTAATCCGCTCCGCGATGCGCCAGCACCAGTCTGCGCCTGTCGGCTTGAGGTCAAGGATCAGGTCTTCGCCGTCTGATGGCAAACGCGCCGCGAAAGGCATCGGCAGTAGCAGACTCTCGTCCTCCTGCACGACACGCGTAGTCGGGCTGCAATATATGACGCCATCCACAGGTACGCCGGGCACGCGCGATGCGTCTGGCTTGCGGAACCTAAACCTAATCTGAGTCAATATAGTCTCCTAGTCGACATTATTCTACCATCTTCTCGTCGCCGTTCGTGTTCGGCGCGTCGCCGGGTTTGCTATGTGGTCTGATTTGGCGCGGTTGCACTGCATGTGGGCGGGCACGAGATTATCCATCCTGTCGCTTCCGCCAGCGGCGCGCGGTATCACATGGTCAGCCGTGAAGGATAATGGGTGCGCCGTGTTGCGGCCCCAGTAGAACGGCGCACCGCAATAATAGCATGGCGCCCCAGTGCGTTTGGTGCGCTCGCGGAGGATGGTGCGGTTGCGATGGTAGAGTCCCGTATCCTTGCCCATCAGGCAATCACCTCCCTGACCTGACGTTCCTTCGGACGGTTGACGCCTCGATACCATGCGGCGATGCTGACGCCCTTCAACCCGGCCGTGGTTTCGGTCTTGCGTATCGGCGCGAACTTCCATTGGTCGTTCGAACCGGATTTGAGCTTCTGCGCGTTCTGCACTTCGGCGGTCAGCTGTGGGTTGTTCGTATGCTTGAAGCGGCCCTCGTTCAGCAGGTCAAGGAATCCCTGCTGGGAGGCGAGGAATTCTGTGCCGCTCAATTGGATGACGTTCAATCCGCGTGGCAGCATGTCCCTTATCGGATTGTTCAACCCGCCAGCATCCAAGATGAGCGTGGTCTTGCGGGGTCGTGTCTTCAGCTCGTCCGAAACCCACTGCCATGATTCGGCGGTGGGGCGTTCGTCAACGATTTCACCGATGATGTACGCCCACTTGTCGTAATGCTGCGAGCCGACCGTCACTTCTTCGGTGCTGGCTGCGACGGACAGGGCGAGCGTGCTCGTGGCAGGGTCGAAGGTGAGCGCGTAGACGAGCGTGTCACGGTCATGTTGCAGGTCGGAGTAGGCGCTGTCCCACAAGTCCATCGGGATTGCAGGAGGGATGCTGTCCGCCCACCATAACCCCAAGTCTTGGATACGAAAATCGATGAGTCCGTCCGCGCCACCCTGTTTGGCTATCGCCACGTCGGTGAGGAACGCTTCGCGTGGAATCACGTCCGGGTAGAGCGGGTTGGTGAGCGCCCACAACTGCTCATCCTCGATGTCCGCCGTCTCGTCGTCGATGCCGTAGCGCACCGCATACGCCATGTCGTCGTCTTCCGCGTTGTCGAGGAACACGTTGAACGTGTCTCCGATGGACGAGGGGAGGAACGGCGTGCCCGTGTAGATTATCATCGCCATGCGGCGCGTCTTCAGCGTCTTGGAAATCATCGCCTCATATTCTGAACGGAGTTCCTGCGCCTCGTCGAAGATGACCAAATCGAACGTGCCGCCCATACCTGCGGAAGCGCTCTTACGTGAGCGGAACCGGACGAACGCGCCGTTACTCAACTGTAGGCGCTCGCGTCCCATGGTGGTGCTGAAGTGCGTGACTTCGGCTTTCAGTTCCGGGTTCGAATCGATGGCGTCTTTCAGGTCTTCCATGATTTTGTTGGCGGCAATCTGTTCGTGCGCGGTGACGAGCACGTTCAGGCCGAGCACGAACAGGTAGTAGAGGATTGGGGCGGTGAGGATTTTGGTTTTGCCGTTCTGTCGCGGCATGTTCAATGCGACACGCTTGTATTTCCAAGTGCCGTCCTTCTTGCGTTGGAAGGCGTTGTTGAGGAATTCGACCTGAAATGGGAGGATTGTGTTACCACGACCCCAGTTCACGTATTCAGCGGCCATGATTGCCACGTCGGACGTGGGGCGGACGTTCGCCCTCCAGTTTGGATTCTTTACCAGCATTTCACACCACCTGATACTTCTTGAGGATGTCGGAGTCTGCGCCCTTGCCATAGGCGTCGCCGATGGATGCGATGTCCTGCGCGGTTTGCGGGAACGTGAGTTCGTAATCCAATGTGATGCCCAATGGTTCGAATACCGCGTTCAAATCCTGTTTGATGATGTAGATGCGGCTGACGAAGCTTTCACGGTTCGACACCAACGATTGGGTGGTCGCGCCCAGCGTATCGAGAATCTGCGCGTCCTGTGGGGGGAGTCCGGTTTCCATTTGGAAGCTCAGCGCCGTGTTTTGCAGGAGGGTTTTGAGCTGTCCGTTGTCCCACTGGCTAAGTCGTTTGACTTCGGGCCGGACGATGGTGTCGTGGTCGTCGTTGGCGTCGAATTTCGTCCAATCGGACGCGCTCTTGCTCGGGTCGGTTTTGATTACCACATCGGGCGACGTGCCGACCACGACCGGTTCGGGCAGCATGAGGTGTTCGAGGTTCTTGGAGATAAGTCCTTCGATGACCATGGCGCGCTGCGCCAACAGTACGGCTTGGTCGGTGACTGGCGCGTGGCTGAGGGTAAGGCATCGGAGGTTTTCGTTGATTTCGTTGGCGTTCTCGTCATAGCATCGACCATCCAAGCCTACTGCGGCGACCTTTTCCAGTTGCAGGTCTTCGGAGGGGAGGTAGTCGGTGCTGAGTGGGTCGCCGTCCTGCATGAGGAAGTAGGAGTTGGCTCCGCCGACCGCTTTGGAGAGGATGCGGGTGAAGCTGCGTTTGCCGACCGCGCTGAAATTGGTGACCCGCACGCGCATGGAGTATGCGTTCTTGACGAGTTCAATCCATGGGAATGAGATTGCCTGTTCGTCCACGATGGTGAGTGTCATGAGCGTTTCGCTTCTTTCGCTACGAGTTTCTGAAGGGTGGTTTTCGGTGCTTTGGTGGCGGTGGTCTTGCTTTTGTGTGAATCGACTTTCACCGCTTCGTCGAAGTTTTTGGTCATGGTCATGAGCAGTTGCATGAAGCTGACGTAGTTTCGTTGCGCGTTGGCGGCCATGCTCATGTTGTATTCGCGGTCATCGTCCGACGTTTCGGCCTTTTGGGCGTACTCTTCCATGTCCGAGTAGGCTTTGTCGATAAGTCTGTTGACCTGTTCCATGCGGCTTGAGAGGGCTTCTTCAGTTTTCCCTGCCATGGTTCCTCCTTAAGTGTTCGGCCATTTGGCGTCGTTGTTTCAGATACCATCGTACCATTCCAGCTTTCATCGTGGTACGGCACGTCGGGCTTTCATGGCGGTTGGTGTTGTTGGTGGTGGTGGTCATGCGAGGTTGTTCCTTACGTAGATTTTGCAGTCGCATCCGGCGTGTCTGGCCCAGACGCCGTAATGGTTCGCGTCGTATGGATGCCATATTCCGCACCGTTCGAGGCACCATTGGCATGTCTCGCCCACCGCCTCGCGCACGACTTCGGTCGTCGAGTCGATGGCGAACAGGTTGTTGGTCGCCTCCTGCATGGGTTGGATGGCGAGTTCCCGCTTGTATTTCGCGAGGAAGTCCCTGACTGTTTTTTCGGAATGCTGTTGGCTTGTGAGCCAGCCTATTTTCTTGCCGAAGGCGTCGGAGTCGAGCCGTTCTAGGCCCAATCCTGCGGATTTTTCCGCGACCTGTTTCCATATGTCTCCCAAGACCCTTCCGGCCAGATGCTTGTCGCCGCTGGCTGCGGCTGCTTGGGCTTGCTTGACTTGTTCGTCGGTGATGATGTCTTTTGCGGCCGGTGAAAGTATTTCCATGAGGTCTTCGACCGACTCCTGTGTGCTCTTCAACTCAGATACTCCAGCTGGTAGTCGTAGACGGTGGACGTGCGCCCGTCTTTGGTGGGTTGGATGTCGGTGGTGTTGAGCAGCGGCGCGCCCATGATGTCCCAAAGGCTCTGGTTGTACCAGTCGGTCAACGCGTCGCCGATTTCCGAGCTGAGCGCGTTGTCGGCTGGTTCGCGCGTGACCACGGTGATAGCCACGTCCAAATGGCGGATGTAGGGGGTGATGTCGGACGCGTTCTGTCGTGTGACGATGATGAGCGGATACTGTGTGGCGGCTTTCACGGTCGGATACTTGTCGTATACGCGCATGTTGAGTCGCTGCGCCAGTCCGTTGATGATGTCGTTGACGATTTCGTTGTCTTTGCTCACAGTCCGAGTCCTTTCAGCGTGTCGCCGGAGTGCGGCGTCACATGGTATTTGATTTCCGTTCCGGCTCGACGTGTTCCTTTGAATGTGCTGAGCGTGCGGTATGTGGTCATGGACGGCGGTTTGCCCCTGTATGAGTCCATTCGCAGCTGCGGCATGATTCGCGATGCGGCGCGGCGGGACTCCTGTTGGAATCCCGCCGACTGCATGACGAGGTTGGTTGCCGCGTTCGGTGCGGCGACCATGATTTTGGCGCCTTTGAGTCTTGCCATCAGTATTGCACCTGCTTCGCGTTGAAGCTCCATTTGAACGGGTTGAACATGACCCTGTTTTCGGGGTCTATCGGCGGTTTGGTTGAGGTGACGTGGTAGGTGCTCCCATGGTATTCGAGTTCGCCGCCGTCGATTTCCGGTGGCATGTCTGGCGTGGTGACGTGGATGGTGAGCGAGTCCACTTCGGTCATGTTGTCGAACGTGCTCGTGTCTTCGCTTGTGGTGTTCACGGTCACGATGCCTTTGACGGTGTGTTGTCTGTCGCCGGTGGTGATGGTGATTTCGTGTGTTTTGAGTCCGTAGTGCATCAGAGTTGGAACCTTGCTATGGTGGCGCGTCCGACGCCCAGTTGTTTGAGCTGGTTGCTGGTGAAGAACACGTCGTCCGTGTTGCCTCGCCATTCGCCGGTGAAACTGTAGCCGCCCGCCGTCTGGGTGAAGGTTTTGAACGCGCTCAGGTCGGTGTCGCTTTCGGACGTGCTTTCCTTGCGGCTCACGTCCTGTGCGACACTGACGCCGATGATGTCTGCGACCATTTGGCGGGTGAGCGGGTCTTCCGTGACCTGCTTGTCCAAATCGTCGCCTTGGTTGCGGTACATCATGCGGAGCACGTTGGAAGCGGCTCCGCGTTTGCGTGCCTCGTAGTCCACGAGGTTGACGGGCACTTTGTGGCGTAGGTATGCTTCGGTGTCTTCGACGGTGGCGAGCGGCTTCAGTTCGTCGGTCAATTCTTTTCCTTCCAGTCGTGCATCGAGAGTCCCAGTTGCAGGATGCGTTCGGCAAAACGTTTTACCAGCTTGTCCTTCGCGTTTTCATCCAATTCCATTGGTGTTGTCACCACTATGTCGTCGTCGAAGATTGAGAGGGTCGCCGGAACGCTTTCGTCGCGCATCGTCATGCTGAGGATTCGGATGTCACGCATGCGCGGCTCCCATCCAGTCTGGGGTCTTGGCGGCCGGTTCGACGGTCACGGGGGTGACGCGCGTGCGGCTGTTGATGCTCGCGGCCAGCTGCTTTTCGAACTCGTCGAGTCGTGTCTCGTCTTCCGGCAGGAGTTCGGCGCTCAGCCCGTACTGTTCGGCGATGGCGTTGCGTTTCGCCTGCAACAGTCCGAGGCTGATGCCCTTCTCACGGGCTTCCTTGACGCGCGCATCGGTCTCTTCGGCTAGCTTTCGGGCGTCTTCGGCTGCCTTCTGGGCTGCTTCGAGCTTTTCGCGTTCCTTGGCGAGCTTTCGGCTGATGATGGCGTCGAGTTGGGCTTGGGTGATTGTCGGCTCCTGCTGTGTCGTGGCTTCTGAGCTTCCAGTCTGGCCTTCAGAGCCTCCCATTCCGGTACCGGTCGCATTCGGGTCTGTTCCTTCCACTAGTCGGATGTGGTTATATCGTGAACGAAAATTCATATCAGCCTTTCCAGTCTTAGCCTCATCGTGAGTTCCACGATGTCCGTAGCAGCATTATACGCCCTGCGTAGGTCTATTTGTGCTTTCAGTGTTTTCGCATCGTCGAAGTCTTCGGGAAGTGCGGCGAGGTGCCGTCCGAGTTCTTCTTGGATTGTGCGGGCTTGTTTCTCAATCGTTTGGATTGGTGCAGTCAAGTGCCATGTCCTTCTTGTAGGTTACGACGAGGCAGTCGTGTTCGAAGCCGCCTTCGTCAAAGGTTTGTACCGTCGTGTAATGCACCGGCGTGTTCGCGTATTCGCAATACCATGCGATTGCGAGCATGGCGGTCACTATGATGACGATTGCTCCGTATGCGATTTCGGTGAGCTTGTCGCGCATTTGTGCTCCTTTCCTAGGTTTCGTCCGATGATTGCGCATGCCAGTCTGACATTGCGCGTGGTTATCATTCTAGTCCGCATGTTGAACATGATGCGGTTGTCGTCGGTCACGTGGCATGCGTCTAGTGTTTGCCCGCACTGCGGGCATTCGTAGTCGCATGTCAGTCCGTGGCCGGTGGGGCGGATTGCCACGTCCGCCCCGTGTCGCGCGCCGGTGTCGCACAAGCGGCCGATTGGGTTGGTCACGCGGTTTCCTTCACGCTCTGCCAGATGCGTTCGATTTCGGCGTCTCCAAGGCCGCTGACGTGGCCACGGAGTACGAGTTCGTCGTGGATGTTGGTTTCGTTGTCTTCATGGTTGTGGAGACGTCCCCAAGCCCACCTGTAGAGTGTGTCGTTTCGGCGTCCTTCGGGCACTGGAGTGAGGTCCGGGCGTCCGTTGCGCGGCGTGCCGGGCATGACTTTGGCTGGTTTTGGCATGGTTTCGACGCCGTATCCGTGTTCGATGAGCCAGTTGAGCAGTTCGATTGGCGCTTCCTGCACGTCGGTCTCGTCGCCTACCAGCTGGTAGAAGCCGATGCCGTCGATGTTGGAACCGGCGCCGAGCACGTATCCGCGTCCATCGACTTTCACGTCCACGGGGATGCCGTCGGCGTGGTTGGTGTTCTTGAGTCTGCCTGTCCAGCCTTCGGGGAGGCGGTAGTAGGCGTGGACGCCGCCGTGGGTCGGCGTATGCACCATGAGGGTCGGTTCGAGCATGGGGCGGAGGATGTCGTATCCGTGGCGGCTGTGGTCGTCCTTGGGCGCGTCCATGTCGATGATGATGCTGCCGGGCTGCGGGATGACCGCGTACACGTCTCCCTGACCGATTTCAACCGTGTCTTCCTGCGTGCCGTTCTTCCAGTTGCGGACGGCTTTCGGATTGTCCGGGTCGGTCGGCTCCTTGTGGAGCTTGAAGCCTTCGGGCGCTTTGATGTTGACGATTTCGCCGTATTCGGTGACACGCCGTTCCATGTCGGTCTGCGCTTCGGGCACTGGCAGGTCTTCGAGCAGGGGGAGTCTGGTTTCGTTCAATTCCTGCTCGTAGCGTTCGCGGTATGGGGCGAAACGGTCTTCGTCGATGACGACGCGGACGGAGCAGACATTTCCGTCGATGCGCTTGCTGCGCAGTCCGACGCCGAGCATCTTGTACATGTCGCCGCTGACGTGGCCGTGGTATGGGCAGAGGCGCGTGTCGGCGTAGCCGTTCTCGCAGATTTCGTTGACTATCCACATGGCGCGTTCGTCCAACTCCTGTTCGCTGTCGTTGAGGCTGATGTCGCGGTGAATGTCGTCGTCCAACGGCTTGTCGGCCCAGAGGATGGCGCTCGCAAGCATGAACGGGGTCATGCCGTACTCGTCGATGAAGTCGGCCAATGGCTGCATCTGCTGTGGGGTTTTGCGGCCGGAGAACATGACGGGTACGAGGCGGCGCATGTTGGCGTCGCCGTTGCTGGTCGCCAATGGATGGTTGCTGGCGATGACGAGCGTGGCCTGCGAGCGCACGTTGACGCTGTTGCGGCCGACGCCTCGCGCGTGGATGGTGTCGCCGGTGGCGATGCGTTTGATGATGCCCATGTCCTTGTCGGTGAGCATGTCGCCTTCCTCGTCGTACACCCAGTAGCGGCCGTCGAGCTTCAACGCCTCGTTGCCGCTTTCGAACACGCTGGGCGAGTTGAGGGCTTTGATGCCGATGCCTCCGGCCTTGTCCGGGTAGGCGTCGCCCAAGCGTCCGAGGAGGAAGCTTTTGCCGTCGCCGCCGTGTCCGTAGAACACGTAGAAGAGATGCTTGTACGGTTCGAGGAACGGGGTGGCGAACATGCGGAGGAGGTTTTCGCGGCTCGCGTCGTCTGCGGTGAGCTGGGCGATGAACTTGTTGGCCTGTTCGATGAGTTTCTTGGTTTTCTTGCTGTCGTTCAGCCATGGGCTGTTGTCCACGTACAGGTATGCGCCGTTTTCGTCGGCCTCTTCGACCGTGACGGCGTGTTTGCCTTGTGGGTGGAAGGCGGTGTTGCCGAACAGCATTCCGCGTGTGAGGCGGGGGAGTTTGAGCGTTTCGGCCCGGAACATGGGTTCTAGGTTGCGGACGGCGTGGTTTCCGGTGGGGAAGCCGAATTCTTCGGACAGGCTGCTGATTGGATGCCACGTGTTGGGCATGTCGCCGCCGAGCCAGTTGGTGTCGCGGGCATACATGGTGTCGCCGTCTTCGCTGAGGCGCAGGTCGCCGTTTCTGAGCGACCAGAAGGCGTCGTAGTAGGCGTCGTCCCAGCGTGGCTTGCCGGTGCTGTCCATGACGGGCATGGCGATGGTTTGGAGTCGCGCGTCGGTGAACGTGTATGCGCTGTTCTGCGCGGCCATGGTGAGGCCGTTGACTTCCCGGGCTAGGCCGTTGGGGATGTTCCGGTATGGCCTGATGTCGAGTGCGGGCGGGTCTTGCGGCTTGTGGAAGGTGTGGCTCATGGTCTTCTCCTGTGGTATAGTTGATTTCAACAGGTTCAATCCTAGCACACTCGCTAAGAGCCTCATCCTACAGCGTGTCGGAAATCGTTGGTTTCCACATGAAATGTAGGATGTAGGAAATGTAAGCGGGTGTTCTGGGATTTTTTTTTTGCACTTTTTCGACTCGACTCGACATCCGCGTCCCGACGGCGGTACGCGCGCGCGCACGCGTATATATATAAATAGTCCCAAAAAAAACCCATATACCCCTATTACCTACACCTACACACTACATCTATTGGGGTTTGGGAGGGTCATTCTCGTGCGCGCGCGTGATACACCATTGGCATGACAAAACACGGCGTGTCGAGGGTGCCGAACTTTGTGTGGTTTTCGCTGAATCTGAAGTTTTGTTCACAATTCCATCACAGAATTTGTTGCCCCTGACTTGAGTTATCCACAGGCTCAGCGCTGGAAACAAGCCAAAACCAAGACACCAACACACCATTTGGCCGCCCCTGTCAAGTCAGCCCGCCGCCGACATGGCCGCAGTGGTGGCGCGACACCTCGAAAACGTTGGAATGACGCTGTAGGAACGGCCCTCGCATATGGTCCCGGAGGCAAAAACGAGCCGCCACCAGCACATGGTCGCCATCCACCGGTTCTCGACGCCGAACGGCCTCCGCAGTGTCGCGCAAAGACTTTCCATGGCGGTATCACACAAAGGCCTTTCCATGGGCGGACCAAGCCAAGCCATGGCCGAGCCCGCCGACGGCGGCCAGCGGGCGACGCATCCATGCCATGGCCGTGGCAAAGGTCCAGCCGGAATCAAATAAAGGACTCTCTGAGCGCCTTTAAGCGCTGGGAGGTAAAAGTACTAGGGTTCGGTGTAAGAGCCCGTCTAAGGCCACAAAGAATGGCTTCTAGATGGTGTCCCGACCCGTTCGCCCTCGTCGGCGCAATTGGCAAGGCGTGCGGTGAGGCTCGGCGTGTGTCGGTTTCGGGTGCCCCCCCCGGGGTGTGTTGTGGCGTACTTCCGTCCGTTGTTGGGGAATCGTTCTCGTTTTGTCGGCCGCGTTCATGTGTTGGCCTCGTTCATGCATCAACCGTGTTCATGCATCAACGGCGTTCATCTGTCAACCGTGTTCATGGATTGACGGCGTTCATGTATTAACCGTGTTCACGCATTAACCGGGTTCATGCGTCAGCCAAGTTCACACGTTCGATTCTATTATTGAGAACCGTTCTCACGACACGCCGACTTGACGCATGGTGTCATGTTGATGTATATTGAATATATCAACCAATCAAGGAGGAACGAAATGCACAAGGCACTGAACGGCAAGGGTTACATCAGGAACGGCGAGGGGGTGTTCGTCACCACGGCCGGAGAGGTCTACGCCTACCACGAAGGTGAGCTCACGCCACTGACCACTACGGACCATCCGAAGGCGTACGCCGAACTTGAGGGCGGCCGGGCGGCCATCGACTGAGCGCCGGTGGGGCGGCGCCATCAATGAAGGTGTCGCCCCATCGCCGGTACAACGTGGCGACACTCAGAGCTGGAGCCTTACGACCGACTGCGACACGCCGACTTGACACCTGACGTCAAGTCCGGTATATTATAAGTATCAACCAAAACCACAAGGAGTGATTAAAATGAGTGATTATATTGGAAGCTTCGAAATGCAACCGCTGTACGACGCGCGCAAGTCGTTCTACGGCAAGGCGTTCGTGGAACGCTGGGACACCGAACACGGCATGAAGTACGTGCTCAAGTCGTATGGCACGGTCGTTGCCGTCGTCACGCCGCTGGGTGAGACGGGCAAGGACACCGAAGCCTACCGCGTCGAAATCGGCATGGGATACCTGAGCGCCACCACGTTGCGGCACGTCAAGGAGTTCTTGGCGCAGACTGACGACGTGTTCAAGGGCATCACGCTGTCGTGGCTACGCAAGGCCGTCAAGGACGGCAACCCGATTGACGGCGCCGGGACGGCACGGCGCAAGTTGTACGCCCTCAATGAACTGTGATGCGACACGCCGACATTGACAACAGTCTATCAAGTGGTATACTGAAAGTATCAACCAAGGAGGTACGAAATGGACAAGCAGACTTTCACCGACAACATGAAGGCATGCGGATACGAACTGAGGTTCGGACGCAACGGCAACATCACCGCGACCAAGGGCGACAACACCGTCCGCTTGGTTCCGCTCGCCGACTACGGCGTGTACATCAGCACGCCAAGCCTGAAGGCCATAACCAGCAAGGATGCGACGGACACGGAGACGCTGCTGCTAATCAACCTCCTGACCGCCTGACCATCCAGCCCTAGCGGCACACGTGCGGGTTCGAGTCCCGCAAGGGCACGAAGACATATCAGCCATGAAAGGAGCAGTGAAGACAATGGCCAAACAGAATCGCAATCGTGGGCGGCTAACAATGCGCGAAACGGGTCGAACGCGACCGCAAATCGCGGTAAACAGCCGACAACGTAACCGCCCGATGAATCTTACGGCGTGTCGCAGGACATGCCGCTGATATAATAAATAATGAAACCAAAGAAATGAGGTAAAACGATGGAACACTCGGAATATTTCCGCGATAGGGTGAAGACATTCCTCACCTACCTGCCCGAAAGGACGCTCAACGCCGGAATCGACGTGGTGACAACCATAATCGTATACGACATGGCATACCCCTGCACACCACAAGACTACCAGCACGCACTCGCCTCATGGATGCAAGGACGCAACGACGTGTGGCAAGACCGCATCGACGAGTACAAGTCGAACCCGACAGCCGAAAACCTTGCGGTCATAGGCGAACTCGCAATCAGAGAACACACCCCACACACACAAAGCGACTTCGACGACCTCGTAGAATGCATGTACCAGTTCGCCATAAACAAGACGCTCATCGAAAACGAACTCGAAAGAAGGAGGAACGACAATGACGAACGATAAACGCCATGACGTACTCAACAGAATCGCGGAAGTGCAACAGTCGGTCGAAGCCGTCAAACGCACGGCCGAGGGGTACGGATACAAGTACGCCACACTGGACGACGTATGGCAGCTCGTCAAGAACAGCATGGCGGAACACGGCCTAGGCTGGACAGCGGTATGCGCGAGCGAGATAGTCGGCGCGCAAACGGACATGCCCACCGTCTACAACACGCTGACCGTGGCCGTCTACGAGTCCGCGCACGAGTGCGAGACCCTCTTGGACATGGTGAAGCACGGTGAAGCGGTCAGCAGCAGTTACACGTATCCGGCGGCCGCAGCCCAACAAGTCGGCAGTTTCGAAACCTACTATCGACGCTATGCCCTAATCCACCTGCTCGGACTCACAACCGTGATGGACGACGACGGCAAAACAGCCGCACCACTCCCACGCCCCTCCCTCACAGAAGAATTCAACTAAAAACCGAAAGGAACAACAATGGCAAACAACATGCTCGAAATCGAAGCCGTGGGCGAAATCCGATTCACCCACATCAAAGACAAGTACCAGTCCGACGCGGCGAAACAGCGCGGCATCGAAGCAAACTACCAGCTGCAACTCGCTTTCCCCAAGAACGGCGACGTGCACAAGGAACTCGTCGCAGCGGCGAAACAGCTGGGCGTGCGAGCCAACGGCGACAACCTCCGCTACAAGGACGGTGATTTAATCACCCTAAAGGACGGCACCCAGCCGCAGCATGGCAAATGGCTCGTCAACCTGACCTCTAAGTGGAAGCCAAGCATCGTAGACCAAAACGCCAACGATGTGGAACTGGCCGAAGAACCGGGCGACGGCACGCTCGCCAACGTGGCGTTCAAAATCGGCAACACGAAGGAAGGCAAGCTCACCTACTTCCTGACCGGCGTGCAGCTGCTGCGAGTCGAAAAAAACAACACCCCCGCCCCCCACAAGTTCGGCGTATACCAGCAGCTGACCGTGGACGACGAAGGCATCGAAGAGCCAGACCCGGAATTCTAAACACCCATGAACGCGCCAATCAACTACAGTGACGACGAACTGATTGACGAACTTACCACCTGCCTGAACATCGACCAAGCCGCGCGTGCGCTCAACGTGTCGCGCGGCTGGCTGTTCCCCCGAGCGAAACGGTTGGAACGCGAAGGCAAAATCATACCGAAGTCAATCATGCCCGCATATTTCAAACCGAAGGAAAACAAATGAAGGAATTCCTAGACACCCCCCCTGCCAACAGCCGGGTAGACACCGTGTTCAACACGATGCTTAAACGCAATCTAGGCCGATGGGCGGAATACCGTTCATACGAGAAACGCACCACCGCGAACGCCATCGCCTATCATATCCGCAAACACATCACCTCATGGACGGAGCCGAACGTCGACTACGCCGCAGTCTCACGCCGAAAACCGGACGGCACATACGCGGTATGGGTCAGCGCCGTCAGAATCAAGGAAAACACCAATGCTGAAACTGAATAGCAACAAGCCGGAACCATTGGAATCCGCCATCCAAAACCATCTCATCAAAGTCTTGGAACGGCAAGGATGGTACGTGCAGAAAACCGAAGGACGCTCACGCAACGGATTTCCCGACGTGACCGTAGTTGACACGCTAGGCAACGTGTGGTTCATCGAACTGAAACGCACGGTAGGCAAGCCAAGCCACGACCAGTGCCGCGAACTCAAAGCGCTCGCCGAACATAATGCGAACGTCATGCTCCTATACGGCATGAAGGCCGTTGACACCATGCTGTCGCTCAAAAACTGGGCAGGCATGACGAACGTCTACCACGAAATCCTCATCGTCGATTCGGAAGGAAAAATGAAATGGACAAAGAAAATCTGACATACAAGGTCTTCCAAGACCGTGAAACATGGCTCGAAGCGCGCAAGGAAACGATAGGCGCATCCAGTCTCGCGCATTTCATCGCCACCGGACAACTACCATCACCCCCCCCAGACATTCCGGCCGTACAGTCGGCATTACGGTTCGGCAGCATCTGGGAGCCAATGCTCGTCAAACTGTACGCGGAGCACCTGCAACTCTCCATCGCCGCCAAGAATACGCCCGTCGAAGAATTGAAGAACGGACAGCTCGCATGGTATGACAACAGCTTCTATACGGACGGACGCCTGCACGTCTCATTGGACGCCGCATACCGAGACCATGGAGGCATGCTGCACACCGTCGAAGTGAAGACCGGAAGCAAGCCGTCCTACACGTTCCTCACTGCGGAACAGCACAAGCAGTATTCCGCGCAGGCGCAGATAGAAGCCCGCATGATGGACACTGAGTGTGCGGAAATCATCTACGCGCAACGCCCCCCATCATGGGAGAGGATGAGCCCCGACTACATCACCAAACAAATCAAGAAGACACTCGACATCGTAATCGTCCCCGACGTGATGGACACGGGCGCGCTGGAAAAGCATGCGGCGGAATACGAGCGTGCGATGCAACCTACGGACGCGGACACTGTCGGACACCAACTATTGGCCGAACTATTGGAAGCGAAAGACAGGTACGAAGCGCTGAAGGAAAAGCTCGCCACATGGCTGGAAGAACACCCCGGCGAACGAGTGGCCTGTTCGGGACACGTCGCAAGACTGGCTGAAACCACGCGCACCACCACCGACTACAAGGCGTATTTCAGCCAGCATCCAGCCGACCTGACCCCATTCCAGAAAACATCATCGACCACGCGACTCAGCGTGGTGAAGGAGCAGAAAAATGCATGAGTTCATGATGAACTGCCTGTACCTGCTTGCCGCCATCCTGTCCATTCTTGGAGCCGTGACGGCCGTCCTTATCATCACCGGCACAATCAAAGGCATCATCGACGCCCATTAACCATCACGGAGAACACCATGAATGACAGCATATTCGAATGGCTTGACGACGGCGCCCGGGCCGACATCGAAAAGATGCGACAGCCCAAGCCAATGCCCCCCGCCAGAAAAAAGAAGACCGTCACCCGCTACGCCAACATGACACCCAAGAAAGTGGAGCATAAGCGGAAGCTCAAAAAGAAGTGGATGAACGAAAACCACGAAAGAATGCTCGCCTATTGGGTGCAGTACCGGCAACAGCATCGTGAGGCATGCGCGGCCGCAGGCCGAAAATGGCAGGCGAAGTTCACGAAAGAGCATGGCGTCAGCTATACGACATGGCGCAGATGGAAGCAAACGCCGGAAGGACGCGAGCGCATAGCCGCATGGGAGGCCGAACACGGAAAGGACACACAGTGAGAGCCTTCATCTTCGACGAGGCCGGAACCGGAAAGACGAAACGCAGCATGGACCTGCTGGATGACGCGGAACATATCCTCGTCATATGTCCGGCAAGCGTCGTGAAGACCGCTTGGCTGCCGCAAATCCGCCAATGGTCGCACGGCAAGGCATTGACCATAGACGACTACCGCAAGCATGGCTGGCCGGAAGACCACCGTTTCCTCGTGGTGTCCTATAACATGGCCTCCAAGCTTGGCGGAGTGCCGGACGGTTTCAGCCTCATCGTGGATGAAAGCCACATGGTGAAGAATCCTAGGAGCGGACGTTCCAAAGCCGTGAAAGGCATCAGCGACCTTGCCAAGGACGTGCTGATGCTGACCGGCACGCCCGCTCCGAAGGATTTGGAAGACCTGTACGGGCAGACCATGGTCATGTACCCGCACGCCAAGGACAGGATAACCCTATTAGGCGATTCTTGGCGCACTCTAGGGGCTTTCAGGATGCGATACGGTAAACCATACACGATGAGCGTGCAAGGGCGCACAGTGGTCAAATACACGTATTCCAAGCCCATGGTCGAGGAAGCATGCCGACAGCTGCAAAAGCTCGTGTTGGACATCAGACGCGGCGGCAACCCGCTTCCACAAACCGAATGGCTCCCGTCCCCGAAAACCGAACAGGAGGATGCGGCGCTCGAACAGTGGACGAACACCCACCAGCTCGCCGAAGACGTGTACGCGGCAAGCGCGAGCGCCGCAGCCGTCAAACTCGCCCAACTCGACGACGGCTTCGCCTACAAGACCGAAGACCGTGGAGAATCCTACTGGTTCGGCGTATCCAAACTCAAAGCAGTCTACGATGAAGCCAAGAGACGCGAAGACCCGACACCACTGCTCGTATGGACGCGATTCAAAGCGGTAAGAGACGAAATCTACCGGACTTGGACGCCATGCACTGATGCGAAAACATTCCTCGCCATGACTGACCAAGAACGGGAAGGATACCGGCTCATAGTCGCCAACCCGCAGTCGATGGGCACCGGCGTGGACGGCTTGCAGCATCTCATCAAAGACCAGATATGGCTCGACCTTCCATGGACATACGCCGATTGGGAGCAGGCCAACAGAAGACTGGTGCGACGCGGAAGCCCCTATCAGGGGCGGCAGCGCATACTCGTACTGGACACGCCATGGAACCGCAAGGTCATGGACGTGATAGAAGGAAGGAAAACACTCGATGACATCATCAAGACAGAACAACAGTTGGGATGACGTGATGGAAAACGTCAACAAGGCGATTCCCGACGACCATCACGGGTCGAAAACACCCAACAGCACCCACATCGACCCGCCGATTGTGGAAAACGCAAACATCCCGTCAATCATCTACGCGCGCATCGCCGACAACCTCATCCATGTGAACAACATGCTCACCGGGGAGAAAGCCGAGGAATACGGCAATCCACGCACCATGTTCCAGAACATTTCCAAACGATGGTTCGACTGTGACAACGCGGAAGTGGAAGTCGCAATCATGATGGCCGAACTGAAAATCGAACGCATCAAACACGACCGCACCAAGGAAGACTCGTATATGGACGCCATCGCATATCTCGCAATGGCATTAGCATTCATGCAGGAAAGGAAGAACAATGATTAGCAGCGACAACCGCAATGTGACGCGACTAACAGTAGGCCGTGAGGAGTGGCGGAAGATAGAATCAGGGGAGACAAGCTTCATCCTCCGCGAAACCCAATCGCCATACGAGACTGTGGCCTTCGTATTCTCCGACGCCACCACCGGAGTTCACATCGGCAACGCCATCATCCTCTCGGAAACCACGTTCGGCGACTATGAGGCCAGCCCTTGGACGTGGAGCATGTTCGCCAAGCTCACCGACATGACAGTGCAGGAACTCAAAGAACGGTTCCCGGCGGAGGCGAGTATGGAAAACCCATACGTATGCGCAATGTACCTGTATGAAATCAGACCGATAAACGACAAGGAGCTGTTGCAGCGCCTTTGCGACGAGTAAGGAGAAAAAATGCTTAACGACATCACCATCGAACAGTTCGTGGAATATCAAGACCTCATCCTGCCATACACGGAAAAACAGTTGAACCCCAACTCGTATGACGTGACCTTGCAGGACACCATCCTTATCTTTACCATGGATGCGGAAGACGGTTACGCTGACGGCGTAGACCACACTTTGCACGGCGTCCACACCAAGCCCGTCAAAATCGACGGACACTACATGCTTCAGCCCGGACAGTTCGTCCTAGGCGCAACCGTGGAGAAAATCAGTCTCCCCGACAACATGATGGCACGATTCGACGGGAAAAGCAGTCTCGGCCGACTCGGACTCTGCACACACGTGACCGCAGGCTTCATCGACGCCGGATTCATCGGCACCATCACCGTCGAGTTGAAGAACGAGAACAGTTTCCCCATCATGCTGAAACCGGGCATGAGAATCGGCCAAGTGTCATTCGAATACCTGAACTCTGCTGCGGCGAAGCCGTACGGCATGGTCGGCCACTATCAGCATCAGAACGCCCCTCAACCCGCAGTGGAGGTATGATATGAGTGTCAGACTGCTTCATCAATGCCTGAACTGCGGGCGCTATATGACGTTGGAGAAATGGTATCCGGAAATGCCGTGCGATGACTGCAAGCAGGAAGTAGACCCGGTGTTGACGGACAAGAACAGACAGGAAAGATTGGAGTATACAGATGAGTGTTATTAGAGCACTAGCCCACCTCGACCCGACGCGATGCAAGCATTGCCTGAAAAAACTCACAACGAAAGAGCTGTGGCTATACAACGGATATTGTACGAAATGTTGGAGGCTGCGCGGTGACGAATGAGAAGGA